AAATTATAAGGCGGAATACTATCTTGCTGTCTTTCTAGTTGTCCCCTAGCGCCGGCTAGTGCTACTCCAAAACGATATTGTTTATAGAAGTCACTATTGGGCAATCCTGGAATAGTATAGGTGCCCGACATTGCTCTAGCAACATCAACTGATAATGCAGCACGTTCTTCTGTTATAAATTCTTTTGCTCTCATATTATGTTTCAGTAGATAAATCCAAACTGTTTTCAGTTGATAGTAAATCACCGGCTGTATATCCGTCTAGTTCTAAATCTAACCCAACTGTTGTTTCCCCAACCGTTGTTACCTGCGCTGATATAAAATGAAATATTGTAGAATTTACTAGTGGATTTACTAATATTCTTACATTTGATCCACTAATATCTATATCATATGTTGTTAGCGGGGAACCTGTAAACAATGTACTATGTCCGTTCCATTTTACAGTTGAGGCTGAGGATGAGGATGCGACTAATGTAATATTTTGCCTGTTAGCAGTATTTAAATCTTGTGAATTAATTTGAAAAACTCCCTGAGTAAAGGTTAAGGCAGGGATTTGAAAAATTATTTGGGCGGCAGTGTTACCCACACTATATGCTTCTGATGTGGAAAAATCACTACTAAACAATACAGAAAAATTATTATTAATTTTACCAAATGCAGTGCGTAATGGATCACCGTCCCCGTCATTGGGCAAAGCTCCTATATTAATTGTTTCTTGTACAGCCATAGTATAATCCTTATTATATTATATTTATTCTTGTTATTTTATTATTGTACACCGCCGGCTGCAGCCATCTTCCTAGTAGCCGCACTAAGTGGACCGCGTACACTTGCAGTTGCAGTGTCAGTTGCAAATGTTATTCGGTCTACTAATGTAGTACCGCCTCCAGTCTGACCGCCGGCAAACCACGCATCAGTTGTATTACTCGCAGCTCCCATAAAATATCTAGCCGAACTAAGCGGACCACGTACACTAGCTGTTGCTGTATCAGTTGCATATGTGATACGGTCTACAATTGAATAAGCGGCGCTAAACCCAGCATGACTACCTCCACCAAAGTAACCGTACGCACTATTGCCAGCAGCAGCTAACCGTTGTCTAGCATCACTTAATGGACCACGCACACTAGAAGTTGCAGTATCGGTTGCATATGTGATTCGGTTTACAATTGAACGGTCGGATGTAGTAGATTGGACGTACCCGCCACCAAACCAGCCATCCGTATCATTACCTGCTGCGGCTATATATGCTATACCCAAACTAAGTGGTCCACGTACACTTGCTGTTGCAGTATCGGTTGCCCATGTAATTCGGTCTACAGTTGAATAGTTTGACCACCCAGCAGCAAACCAGCCATAATTAGTATTACCTGCTGCGCCCATACCATACCTAGCCGAACTAAGTGGGCCACGTACACTTGCAGTTGCAGTATCGGTTGCATATGTGATTCGGTCTACCGTTGATCCACCCACTGGTCCTCTTCCGCCGGCAAACCAACCATCAGTAAAATTGCCCGCAGCGGCTAAATCATCTTTAGCTCCACTAAGTGGTCCACGAACACTTGCGGTTGCGGTATCAGTTGCATATGTGATTCGGTTTACGTTTGAAGTGCGAGAATACGTTGGTGCCGCGTATCCGCCGCCAAACCACGCCGCAGTGTTTTCTACTGGCGCCGGCGACATACTAACTGCACCTGAAAAAGAAACCCCACCTGTTATTGTAAATCCTGACATAGTATATCCTTGTTATGTTATATTTATCAGTTTACTAATATATAGATAAATATACACATATTAAGGAATATCATGCGGAAATTATTTGTATTTTTGTTAGTAATATCAAGTACGTTTGCTAATGCTTGGGTACAACGTGCGCCAAATTTGATAGAATCTTGTAAAATACATGCTCCATATGGATTTCCAATAACAAACGGAATTACTACTATATGTAGACAAGGATATCTAGTTGGATATGACGCAGCAGCAAAACTACCAAAATTTGTAACATATCAATTAACACCTAATAACGCACTAGGATGTATCGCACGTACTGACGCTTTTGCAATTGATAAAAGTATTATTAATGGTGCCACCCCTGAGGATTATGTTGGTACTGGCTATGATAAGGGACACATGAGTCCAGATGGTGATTTAAGTTGGGATGTGCAAGTTGAATATGAATCGTTTTTAATGACTAATATGAGCCCGCAAGCCGGTTCATTCAATCGAGGTATTTGGAAATTATTAGAAACTTCTATACGAGGCTGGACAGTACAAAATAATCAACCATATACAATTTATGTAGGCAGTGTGTACAACGCAACTGATAAAACTATTGGAAATAACGTACGGGTACCACATGCTTATTATAAAATAGTTATAAATAATAAAACTAATCAAGTTGCAGGCTGGATGTTCCCACATATCCCACCGTATCCTAATTTAGGAAATGATTTAACTAAATTTCGTTTAGCAATATTAGATATAGAAAAAATTGCTAAAGTTGATTTTAAATTTCCTAATAACTCAATAGAACTTCAGCCCGGTCAAGAATGGCCAATAAATTTTGGACAATTAACTGAGGCAAAAAGAAACAAATGCAGATAACTATTCTGCATAAAAAATAATTATTTTACTTCGTCAAAGATTTTCTTTTGCTTAGTATACCATTCTAGAATAGCATCTAATTGTGCGGCACATTCATGTCGTAATCCATAATTTTTAGTAACAGTTTCCATTAACTTAGATAGTGTTGTGGTAGAATTTTCAATAAGTTCTAATGGCTTACAAGATTTTATAAGTTCCTCAGGCAAAGAAGGAAATGTTTGTTTTATTGGTACGGTACTACTACACCCGCTACCCAACAAAAGTAGTATCGTTAAAAATACAGCAAACAAAGATTTCATTTTTTAGGTAATTTCATAGAAGACGGATTAACTAACTCATTATGAGTCTGTACTGGAATTTCAGTTACGAAATTTAATAATGTAGCGTCATTTTTTGCAGCAGCATTATGAACATTAACTACTATGTCAGGAAGCACAGGACAGGATTGATCCATCTTTACTGTTTCTCTGTCAATATATTTTACAATTGTATCTCCAGTTTGCTTTATTATTTGTTTTTTTACAATAACTTTGGTAACAACTTCAGTAGTTACTTTTTCTGATTTAACTTCCGCTTGAGCAACCTTTGCTTCCATTTCTTTAACTTTTAATTTCCAATCAGCATCGTTAGCCAATCCACCTTCTAAATATAATCCTAAACTTAAAATTAAAATACTGATAATTTGTATAGGAAGTTTATAGGTGCTAATAAAGGGAATAAAGCCCAATACGAACCCTGCAATAGTACCCAATACCCCTATAATAAAAATAAGATGGGGAATAAACTCCGGTAAAAAAGATAAGATCCACATTTAATTATTTAGTATTGGTATCTTTGTTTGCCAATACTTAGACGTACTCAGCCACTCATAATAATAATTAAAACCTTCTTCTACATCTACTTTAGGATTAAATCCAAAATCTCTTCGTGCAGCATCTATGTTTAACGAACCTCGGCTAGGGAAATCAGCATCTTTATTTTTTATTGCTAAAGTTCCGCCACCGGCTAATTTAATTGCTAGTTGGGCAGCATTAAGCAAAGTTACACTATGACTCTTTGTTATATTATATGTTTTATTTTCGGTGTTATCACTTAGGGTTGCGGCCACTATGCCATCTGCGGCATCGGTAACATAAGTAAAATCTAATGTCTCTTTTTCACCATTAACTTTTAATGTCTCTCCGCGCATTGCTGTAAGTAAGAATTTGCTGATAACTCTATCTTCTACATCTAAAGGACCATATACTGCACTAGGACGGATAATAGTATGAACCAAATTGGTTTTACGAGTATAATCTTTAACTAACCATTCACCTGCTAATTTCATAATACCATACTGACCTTGAGGTTTGCAAATAGCATCTTCAGTTACATCATCTTCAAAGTCTCCGTATACCATTGAACTAGACATATATATAAATTTACGCACATCATATTTGTTACTGGCTTCTAATAAATTTAATAACCCTTCACTCATTACACGACTGCCTAATGCAGGATTTGCATTAACTACTTTTTGTCTTGGAAAACTAGCCATATGAATTACAATCTCTGGCTGCTCAACATTAAATATATGGTCAACTGCGTGAGCATCACATATATCACGTTCGTAAATATAACTATCTCTATCAATTTTTTTTCTACGCTCAGTCATCAAGTAATCAATTTCATCTTGTGGAATGATACCGTAGTTTGTTTTAGAATCTATTATAGATACTAAATATCCCTTATCTTGTAGTCGCTTAACTACATTGTGGCCTATTAATCCAAGACCGCCGGTTACTAAAATATTTGTCATGTGAATTTTAACTTCCAATATGTATAGTCTTCTGCTAGTAAAATTGTCCGTACGTGGTATGTAGTATACATATCTAGATATGACATACCACCCTTGTGCCAACTTGGGGGTTCAAGTGAATGTTCCATTATCCATTTACCTGCTTCACTTTGTTGCCATTGCCAAAGTGGTTCTGCTGCATATATATCCGGATCTTCAACATCGCCTATTTTAAATTGATGTACTACACAAGCAACTTTGCTTTGCACCGTATTATCTAGTAAAATCTTATTTTTAATATCTAATATCATACTGCCATTGGCGCACTTAGTGCAGGGTAAGATTTGTAATTTACAAGTTTTATATCATCCATAGAAAAAGAGTTGATATCTTTTATATCAGGATTTAACCAAAGAGTAGGTGCTTCTAATGGTTCTCTTGTCAAAATTTCATTAACTTGATTTATATGAGTATTGTAAATATGTACATCACCAAATACTAATATTAACTCACCTACCTCAAGGTCACATACCTGTGCTATCATGTGAGTTAATAAGGCATATGATGCTATATTAAATGGGATTCCTAAATAAGAATCTCCGCTGCGTTGATACATTTGGCAGGATAGTTTATTTTTTGATACATACATCTGGAACATTGCATGACAAGCCGGCAATGCCATTTGATCAAGTTCGCCTGGATTATAACTTATTACCATATGTCTACGGCTATTAGGGTTTGTCTTCAATCCTTCAATTAGATTTGCCAATTGGTCAAGGTTCTTATACATCGGGTTGAAATATGTTTTACCGTAATCATCATCTATATCAGGTTCACCTTCGGGAACATGTGTTCGCCAACGACGCCATTGCACCCCGTATATTCTACCTAAATCGCCCTCACTCATTGCCTTAGGTTTCCAATCAGGTGCTAATGCATTTGGGGTCCATATTGTTACAACACCCTCTTTTGTGCCATGTGTGATTTCAGCCAATCTACGTTCATTTCCACTACCTTCAATAAACCATAGCAACTCTCCTACTACAGCTTTCCAAGCAAGTTTTTTAGTAGTAACTGCTGGAAATCCTTTTTTGAGGTCAAATTTTAATTGACGACCAAATAAACTTAATGTACCAACGGCTGTTCTATCACCCTTTTCTTCGCCATTTTCTATGATATCACGTAATAACTCTAAATAAGATTTCATTTTCTTTTCCAAATTTCATATGTATGATCATCATTGCCCACTGCTTCTTCACAAAAAAAACGTTGTTCTATGTATGACATATCTATCCAGGTGTCACACTTGTATTCAAGAAATGTTTTAGTCAAATGAATTTCTAAAATTAAATCCCAACAAGAATTAATTAATTTAGCGCCGCCTATTATCCAAGCATTATTAAACGGTGCAATAGTATATAAATTAGGAACAGATATTGCCCCGTTAGGTAGTAATAATGTACTAGTAGTTACTACTATATTCAATCTACCCGGTAATGGTTTTTTTAAAAGACTTTCCCAAGTATGTCGTCCCATAACAATTACTTGATTTGCAGTTAATTGTTTAAATCGTTGCAAATCACCTCGGAGATTAGTCCAAGGTAAGTTGTTCTTATAACCTATCCCGCCATTTGGGTCACAGGCTATTATCAGTTTCATAAATTTCTTAGAAATTCATCGGTCGCAGGTTGTACAGTATCCGCAATACTTTGCACATTTAAGACAAATTCAATACTTACTACCAATTCATCTAATTCATTTAATCGTTTACTGATTAATTCTTCAACTTGATCAGACTCTAGTCCTTGTTGTAAAAACTTCTCTATGTTAATGGTTTGCTGTTTTTTACCTTTAAGTTTAATTATAATTTTACGTATAAATTGAACTGGAATTTTATTCTTTTCTACATCTTCAAGGATGTGTTCCCATTTTTGAATAAATTCAGGTGACATTATTATGCACCAACTTTAATTTTTTTTACATATGATCGTTTAACTGGAGTTTCTACTATAGGTTGAATGACCTCAGATTTTTTTACTTTTTTAGATTTTTCAGGAGTTAATGCAGGATATAATGAATGTGCTTCCGCAGTTAATCTTGCTGATTCGGCTAACAACCCATGTGCTTCTTTTTCCATTTTGAGTGCTTGCTCTAATCGTTGAGTAGCAAGAGTAACATCTCCTAATGCATCTTTTCCTGCTGTAATAGGTTCTTTATTACCACGCATTCTACGAACTACATCTGCTGGATCTTGTAATCCTCGGCTATCATTCATTTCAGCCAATCGTTTAACCGCAGCCTCACCTTGTTGCATTTCATCAAGAATTTTATTCAATTCGTCAAGTTTAATTTTTGTATTAGGTTGAGGTGTCATAACAATTTGACTAGTTTGCACTTTTTTCAATTGACTTTCAACATGTAATACTACTAGTAACGGTCTGCCATCCGGACCGTATGTCCGATTCAGTGCATCTGCTAAATTTTCACTATGTTGCCCGATATCACTTTCAATACATTTTATTAACGGATCATGGATGTGTTGATTTAGTGTTTCAGTATATGTTACTAAACACATGTGTGGTTCATTTGGAACCTCACGAAAAATTACAGCGACCTTACGATCTCCGTGTTTACCTACATGTCGTAAAAAACTCATGGTGTATCTCCTTTAATTGTTTCTTTATTATATTTAATAGTAATTTACTATCTCTAAATATTTATTATTTGCGATTGATACTGGCCATCTTGAATTGCACTAACATTTCAATGATCCGGGCAGGCGGATCAATCTCATACCAACGTTGACCAAATCTATAGTTGGCTGAATTTTGGTGATGATTCTTGTGCCAAGCCTCTCCATTATTAATGTTTAGTAAAACTAGTAGTACACTATTGCTACTGTTAGCATCGTTACGTATGGGCCACAAATACCATGGCGTTCTATGACATAGAGAATTGATTGTGTGCATTTTGAATACAGTAAGTCCAATTACTGCCATCCAGAATCCTACTAGAGCAGGATCAATTGCAAATAACAATGCAAACCAAATCAAATTGATTGCCCAGTACCAATGGTAAAACCAAAGATGTCGAGAGTCACGTCCAAGATCGACAATATATTTGGTTTTAACTTGATTGAAATAACTTAAAAATTGGATAGACCAACGACTTTTGTAATAAGGGGAATGCGGGTCACGATCAGTGTCACTATATGCATGATGTTCACGATGGACTCCAACCCATCCGATACTATTACCTACTAGGCACAAAGTAAATAAAATTAGTCCATACCAATCAACCGCTGAACTAGGTCGCCAGGCACGGTGACACCAGGCACGGTGTGCAAACATAGTGATATGAATTCCCATAAACCAACTTGTGAACAACATAACAACAAATGTAGTCCATGACCAGTTCATTGTTAACCAGATAACTGTCCATGCTGGAAATAGTATGCCAATTGCACTGAGTAATACCGGGTCGATTGCGGGACGAGAAATTTTCATGTAATGTATTTATTTAGTAAGTTCATCCAGCATACGATATTCTTTATAAGCATTAACTACTGCCGGCGTAGTATTGCGATTTGTTGGCGAAACCTCCATCCAAATTTCGTTTTTATTATCCCAATTATTCAAGTCTGGGTGGTAGAAACTTCTTCCCAAACCTACAAAATTTCGCGGTTGATGAATCTTACCGCCGTTATACAAATCTGTTGCAAGTTTTTCTACTTCTTCCCATGGCTTGACTGCAAGATCATATTCAGCAGGACGACTGGAAGTAAAATTTCCAGACTCATGATATTGTTTTACTACACCAATAAATTGTTCCAAAGTTTCCGATTTAGTACGAGTGATAATTACTAAAACATCGTCTTTGGACACTTTGTCTAATAAAAGACTTTGCAAACATCTACCCAAACTTGTACCAATATACATCATATAATTACTGCGCTCTTTGTTGCTCTATCGCTATAAAATTTATGTCCTATTCCACGAATAGCATCAACCATTACTTGTGGACTAGTTTCAAATGTTTTGCTAATATCTTGTTCAGACAACTCTGAATCAAAGGCATAAATTTCATAATGCCGTTGACTATTAAATTTAGCCCTCATTATCATCATCTCTAATGGAACATGTGCCGGTTTAACTGCGGTATTTTCTTCTTTGAGAATACGACATATATTTTCTTTTTCCCATTGTTTATGTTCTTTTTCAATTTGTGTAACATTGATTAGAGATTCAAGCCCATTCATATCCCACATTGCTACGAATCTAGTTAGTTTCTTTTTTGATGATCGCATATAACATCTTTGCCTGGTCTAATATATCTGCTAATGATACGTTTGTTTTTGCTGCCCGGCGTATTTCATCCCATAGTTTACTTTCCATTATATGATCGTGCAGAGGACGACCATCTACAGTTCGGGTATCAGCAATTAACTTACGTTCGGAGGAACCTGATTCACGTACATAAATCATTTTACCTCCGTCCGGACTTTCATAAATTAAATTTTTATTTTCAGTTGCCTTTATTATCATAAATTGCATATGTTCCGAATGGGGGATTCGGATTAGGGTCACCGTGAATGATCCAAGTAGTATCGCAGTAGTCAGCGTCACCCCAACTGCCGCATGGATATCCATCAGTAAATACAATCAATCGTTTTGGATCAATAGCGTGTTCCTTCAGATAAGTAAATATACAATCAAAATCAGTACCGCCACCACCTTCTGGTACATATTCATCAATTGAGTCCATGTTATCGCTATGAAAGTCTTTTGGATTGTAGACCTCTGTATCAAAACAAAAAACATGTACCTTATATCCATCAAAACTATTCATCATCCCGCCGATTTCGCCTAGAAAATCTTGTGCTTGTTTTTGACTAATACTGCCAGACATATCAAGAGTAACAACTACATCAATTTCTTGACCGGGAGTCATCCCGGGCATAATAGCATCTAAATGCCAACCTCGACGGGAAGGACGCATCCATGAATAATCAGTACGAATACAACTAGTCAAATTAGTTTGAATCAATTCACGCCACGGCATTACGGGATTAGTATGTGTTTTGATCAAACGTTCAACACCTGCAGGTAGTGTTCCGGGGTCTGCACTACCAGCAGCATTAATAATTGCTTGTTTTACTTCTTGCCGTACCCGCTCACGTTCTTCTGAAGACATTTTAGGACGACCTTTACCTTTACCATTGCCGTCGATTTCTTCTCCATCTTCATCACCATCACCATCTTCTTCACCATCTAAGTGTTCATCTAGCAGTTGGTCAATTAATTCATCCATTGAAATTGTTTTGCAATTTTGTAACAAATCATCATAAATTTCTTCAGCAGATTTACCGTCGTATTTTTTCTCATACAGACAAGGTACAGTAGTAATAAAATCACCAATTTTATGACGCTTTAGGTCAGCGTTTACTGCATAATCATCTGCAATATTCCAAATTTTAGGATCCCGCTGTTCTCTACGACCCATGTGATCATATACTACATGCAATACTTCGTGCGCTACCAAGAATTCCACTTCTTTTTGTTTCAACATCATAATGAAACGTGAATTATAATAAAAAAGTTGACCGTCAGTGGCAGCAGTACCGCACCATTCATCGGCATTAACTAGTTTTAATCGTGTTGCAAGATTGCCAAAAAATGAATGTTTCAGCAATAACGAAATGCGGGCACTTACCAATCTCTCACGGGCATTGAAATCAATTTTTGGATCTGTTGGTCCAACCAATTTATCAAATTTATTACTTTTAGATTTAGATTTTTTTACAGTAGAAACAACAGCACTCATATCAGGTCCTTTATTAATGTATAGAGTATTATATCAGATTATATATTTAATGTCAATGAGTGAACTGTTATTTCTCATCCCAATTATTAATTGGGTTCTACAATATATTTACCGTATTTTTTATGAAATTGATTAAAGTTTTTCAACTGACTAGGTTCAATTGGCAGTTTATATGTTTTTAACGCAATTTTAGCCCCTAGCACAACCAACTCAGTTTCAAAATTATCCATAATATAATTGAAAAAGTTATCAGCCATAACATGGAAGTCTTTACTAGAAATTTTTCTATTTTCAATAGCATCCTTCAACTCATAGCACATTGCAATAGTTAATGCATACATAGCCGAAATTTCTTTAACAGCAAGGTCTTTTACCTTACCAGAAAGAATATCAATTGGGTTAGGCATTTTACCTGAAAATCTACGATGGGCTGCAAATTTAATTGCAAGACCATCTCCTACTGCACCGGAGATTAGATTCAAAATAGTATCTGCATCAGTATCATCATCATCATTTAGCAAATCAGACACAAAGCACCAACTACGCGGTGTAGGAAATGCTCGGCTTGATGATTTTGAATCAAAATCATTTAGGTCTTGTTTAGCAAACGATAGATAGCCAACTACATCTTTATGAATACCTTTATTCACTGCCCATGTTTGCCATGATGTAAAATCAGCTCGCATTTCCAAATGCAAGAAACGATTTGCCAGGGGCATTGGCATACGATAAGTAACACCTTTGTCAGAATCACGATTACCTGCTGCAACAATAACTACATTGTCAGGCAATACATATTTACCAACACGGCGATTCAAAATCAATTGATAACCAGCAGCCTGAACAGCAGGCGATGCTGAATTCATTTCATCAAGAAACAAAACAACGATAGGGAATTGTGATGCTAGTTCCTCATCGGGCAAATCAACAGGAGCAGCCCAATCCATTTTGTTGAGGTCCTTGTTGAAGTAAGGGATACCCCGAATGTCAGTGGGTTCCATTTGAGCCATACGCAAGTCAATCATATGACCGCCCAACTCTTTTGTAACATCTGCTACAACTTCAGATTTGCCGATGCCGGGAGGTCCCCAGATGAACAGTGGACGCTTAACTTTAAATGCTTTTAGCAATGCTTTACGTGCCTGGACACTAGTAATCGTAAGACGATCAGAAACAGTTGATGCCACAATAATTCCTTATTAAGTTGAAAAATTTATTATAACAGTAATTTAATTAAATGTCAATACTTTTTTGAGTATTGACACACTATCATTTTGCCAGAAGGTAGGGTTTATTCCACTTACCAATGTTCACATCAACGTACCAACCCACATCAAAGTAGTCGGATTGAATGTCAGAGCGGTCATGATTACCGTCATTCATTGCATGGAACACTTCCCGCATAAAAGCAAAAGCCTTACCGTCGTAATGATCTTTAAAGTGATAAGGATTAACTTGATCGTAACCACTAGTGCTAGGCTTAAAGCCGCTAGCCACTTGGTAGGGACTATTACCGCAAACTTTATTAGAATTTGCAATAAAGTCAATAGAACCTGATTTAAGATTCAAACACAGGGTCATATGATTGCGTACAGCAAGAGACCCTTTGACCTTATACTTAGCAAGAATTGCCTTGATTTTAGGGGCAATTTTTGCTTTCTTTTCTTGAGACATATAAGCCATTTAAAAACTCCTGTTGTTTACTGAATAAGACTCTATTATATCACCAAACCAATTAAATGTCAACCGTACATCTTGGCACGTAGCAGGTCGCTTAGAGTGGGCTGATGCTCTCCTGGAACAACCACGCCCTCCACAAACAGGTCCACGCTCTCGCTGTAGTAGCCGTTGCTCTCACCCAACCAACGAACATCCACATAGCCCTTACGGGTAGCGAACTTGTAGAAGGTCCAAGTCACGCTCTCGTGATCTCCTTCGTCAAAGTCCACGGGAGTCTCACCTTGAACTTCCTCAGCAACCAACAAAGGTTCACCAACCAAGTCCTGCAAGTCACCAACGATGTCGTTGATGTCCACACACTCGCAACAATCCTGTGAGTGAGCAAACATGAACCGCTCACCTTGTGCGGTTTCGAAAGTCATTTCGCCGTCACCAACGGAGCCAGTTACTTGGACAAAGGTCTTGCCCAGCATCTGTGCCATGCCCTTTTGTGTGGTTACTATGTTGTTATAATCCATTTTCTTCTCCTTAAATAGTTTCAGTTTCAAGTTTAGCAACACGCATTGCATTTAGATTTTGATGCGTAGCACACAGGCGAACCGAATAATCATGTCCGGCAATCTGACCAAGTGTAACATCAAGCCAAGGAACAATTTTATTAGCAGCATTCAGACTCAAGCAAATGTTAGTGATAACACCTTCAAGATTACCGGCTGCACTAGACCAAGAAATTGTGTCGTTGATATTAAAAGTATTCATATTTATCTCTGTTTGTTGTCTGTTTAAGTATCTATTATATCACCAAAACCATTTAATGTCAAGCTAAATTAGACTTGAAACGCTCCAGGGCAGTGTAGTATTCAGCAGAGAAATTGGTGTTTTTACCAGCAATTTCTAGTTGATACTGATAGTTACCCAATCTCCATAACACAACCCGTTCCCGGTCTTTGTTATAACCATCTGCAATATACTGAATTTGATTCATTTTGTGCTCTGTTGTTTGTCTGTCTAAGTGTCTATTATATCACCAAACCCATTTAATGTCAAGCTTTGGTCTTGAAGGTCTTGAACAGACTACGACCATTGGCTTTGCAGAATGCCTCTTTCCATTCTTCAGGAACGTCCCATCGGTCAAATTCGCTTTTTGGGATGCCGAGCTGTGCCATGAGCCCGTGCTTAAAGCTTGCCCATCCGCCCCTTTGAGCGCCAAGCAGTTTTGCATTTGTAACGGTTGCTTTGAACATTGTTCTATTATATCACCAAA